CCCTGAACCCGTGTGGCATCTTTGGGGTCAAGAAAGGTCAGTCCGGTGATGAGTGCGCCATCTGTATCCGGGAACCAGCCATTGCTGTTTGTCTCAATAATGTTTCCCGGCCCCATACGGAACCGTATTTGCGTCTCCCCCGGGTCGCCCTTTGGTCCCTGAGGTCCGGTAGCCCCCACCGGGCCAGCCGCACCTGTTTCTCCTTTCGGTCCCTGTGGGCCTGCCGGGCCTGCCGCACCGGTATCTCCCTTTGGACCCTGTGGACCTGCATCTCCCGTCAGACCGGTCTTTCCCTGCTCTCCCCTGTCGCCTTTCGGCCCCTGCGGGCCTGCCGGACCAGCATCACCTGCCGGTCCCCGTTCGCCGGTTGCCCCGACAGGGCCGGTGTCACCGCGCTCTCCCTTATCACCCTTCGGCCCCTGAGGACCCGCGGGCCCCGGTTCCCCCTTTGGCCCGGGAGGCCCCACCACGGTGGGGATTCGGTTTACGGCCTCTTCCGCCGCTATCCTGCTTTGTTCCGCTGACTGTGCGCTTTCTGCTGACTCCCGGGCTTTTTCTGCTGCGGTCGTTGCATCCCTGGCTGCATTACCGGCTGCACTTTCTGCCGTCTTTCTTGACAATTCAGCTTCTGCTGCACTTTGTGATGACTCACTGGCTTTTTGAGCGGCCGCAGAGGCCGAGGACGAGGACGCCTCCTCTGACTGCTTTGCAGCGGCTGCACTTTCTGCCGCCTGCCGGGCTGACTCCGATGCATCCCCTGCTGAAGTGTCAGCATGTGCAGCGCTCTCTTCTGCCTGACTGGCTGATATGCCGGCATTCCTCGCGGACGTCTCCGCCTCTCCGGCATTCTTCTTCGCCTCCTCAGCGTGACGCGCCGCTTCTTCCACCATCAGTTCAAAACGACGCAGTGCCTCCGGCCGGACGTCATCCTCCGACATGGCACCGAGAAAATCATTCAGCGTCCCCGGTTGAGAATCTTCATACACGGTGATGGTCCCGGCATGTGACGGCGGGAAGCCCTCCACCAACAGAATGACGCTGTACTGACCGTACTCAACGTCCATGCTGTAACGACCGGCTTCATCCGGATTTTCAGAGGCCACCGTGTTCACCACCACCGTGCTGCTGGTCCGTCTGGCTTTCAGTTGAATGGTGCAGTTCTCTACCGGTTTTCCTGTGCCGTCTTTCAGTACACCTGAAATCTTTACTGCCATATTCACCCCACAAAAAAGCCCGCCTGAACCGGCGGGCTGTCATAACACTGTGTTACCTGGCTAATCAGAATTTATAACCGACACCCACGATGAAACCGTCAGTGCGCCAGTCGCCACTGCCGGAGCCTTCATAAGCAATATCAATGGCCACGGATTCGATCGGGTTAAACTGCACGCCAGCTCCCCACGCCAGAGACGTGTTGCTGTGGCGACCGTCATCACTTCCGGTCAGCACATCATGCGTTTTCCCCTTGTTGTCAGTTACGCGGAGATAATCCCCGGAGAAAGTCGACACACGGCTGTAAGCCACACCCGCCATCGCATACGCGCTGAACCATTCATTCACGCGCACAGACGGCCCCGCCATTACGCTGAACCAGCGGTTACGCACGGAATCTTCATGCCAGCGGGTATCGCTGTAACGGGTAATCTGGCGATTCCTGTCTCCTGCATAGCTGAATGACGTCACCAGCCCCAGCGTGTCCGTGAATTCATAACGGTATTTCACGTTAATCCCGTTAAGATTATCGCTACCGGGAGCGTTCGTCCGGGCATGAAGATACCCCGCGCTCAGCGTGGCCTGCTGCTCAGACGCCCATGCAGGCGCACCGGATACGGTCAGATAAATGGCTGCGGACAAAATGGCGGCATAAAGTTTACGCATAATTACCTCTCGCTTTTCTGCAATAAAAAAGGCGTCATTCCTGACGCCCTTTATTGGGGTTATAAATATTTCAACGAATACTGATGCCGGAAGCAGCTTTTTTGGTCACAATCACCGTACAGTCGGTGATATTGCCTGCCCCCTGATTGCCTTTCTGGAAAATCTTAAACTCCAGAGTGACGCTACCACCACCACTAGGCATATCAATAACTGCACTGTAACTACCGGGAATGGCCCCTTTAGTTTCTCTGGATGCGATTAATACGCCGTTTTTGCGAACTTCAAAACCATAACCCGTGTATCGCGTGCCTCCTGGGTTATTTCCGCTCCCCGGATCGTCATACGCTATACCGTTAAAAATAATGGGCGGAATAATAATCTGGCGGTCAAAGTTATGATCATCGCTGATGGTGACTGTAACCGTACCGTTTGGTGTTTCCGTGTTACCCCACGTACCGACTTTTTTCGGGAAGGCTTTTGATACAGCTTTAACGAAATCCCCTCTGACCTGGGTCGCCTCCAGCATGCCCTTAATCGTACAGTTCTGGTTAATCGTGACATTGTTGAGCGCTCCTGAGTTCGCATTCACACTGCCACTGATATCCGCATTTTTCGCCGTCAGTCGCCCGTCTGGTGTCAGGGAAAATGCCGGAGGATTACCGCCGCTGGTAATGGTGGGAGCCGTCAGATATTTCAGGAACACTTCATTCATGAATATCTGATCGCCCTGACCAACAAACATCGGCTTTGTGTTGCCATTCGCAGGATTAATCATCGCAATCCTGTCTGCTGCCAGCAGCACCTGACTCTGCATGCCGTCGGGGGTGTTCTCAATACCGGCACCGATACCCGCAATATAAAGGCGTCCGTCCTGCATCTGCTGCAGCTTCACTGCCCACATGCTGTTCAGGTTATTATTTGTATCAACCTGAACCTTCTGTATCTGCTGGATCGCTGCACTCTGGTCTTCCAGTTTCTTATTGACGGTCTGTGTTATTTCATTGCTGACATCCGTTATGGACGTCCTGATTTCAGTCAGGTCAGGCGCAAGCTGACCGTTATCAATCTGCGTCCACAGCTCCTGAGCCAGATGGGTTTTCCCTATCTCGCCTTTGAAAAAATCCAGATAGCCGGATGCATCATCACTCGGCTGACCAACAGCCTCCACGAATGCCGATTTGCCAACGGTGTTCACACTGCGGATATAAAAGTAATAATCATGGCCCGGTTTGATATTGATACTGGCGGCTATCCAGTACAGCCCCGTGCCAAGGTAGCGGGCTGTGGTTTCAACCTGCCTGATATCGGTAATCCGCGTTTCCGAAAACCAGAACTCAAACTGTACCGTCGGGTCATACACCGCAAGACGCGGGACCGCTGTTATCTGAAAATAGCCCGGTGTCAGCTCAATCGTGGCGGGTACCGCAGGTGCATTAATCCTGAACGTGGTGGTGGCCGGTTCCCCCTGCTGGCCATAACTGTTAATTGCCCTGACTGTCAGGGTGTATTCCCCGAGCGGCAGACCACTGAAACGATGCTCTGTATCCGCAGTGATGGCGGTGGTCACCAGACGGCTGTCCTGACCGCTTCCACTGGTCAGGCGCAGACTGAAGCGCACGCCCTTCACCACCCGCGGCGTGTCCCATTTCGCCTGCGCCAGATACTGGCCGTCAGCTGCGCTCACCTCCACCGTCAGGTGCTGCACTGCCGGAGGGATGACGCTGTTCAGGGTGCCTGACTGCGGCTCAAAGCTGGCCCCGTTATCCACGATGGCTTCTTTCTCCGGCACATGCTGCACTGCCGTGATGGCAAAGGTACCGTCCGTGTTTTCCCGGATGGAAACACAGCGGAACAGGCGACGACGCAGTGACGGCAGGGAGAGTCCCCATACACCGTATGTCTCCACACCATCAGGCAGGGTGCTGACCTGTATCCGGTCCGGCGCGGGGTGTGCAGTGATGGCCACGCTCACCGGCTTACCGCTGCCGTTAATCAGGTTCACCGTGGCGGCACCTGTCTCCGGCAGGGTCACCTCACGGTCCAGTGTCAGGGTGCGGCTGGCGGCATCGATGGACAGGATACGTCCGCCGGTCAGGGTCCCGGCATAGTCGTTATCACAGATTTCAATAATGTCACCGGGTGTGTGACGCAGCCCCTGTGACCCGAGCGTGAAATCCACCGTCTGCGTTTCCAGCTGTCCGGTCTTTATCACCCACAGTCCGGCACGGTGGGCCTGACCGCGACTGGTGCAGCCGAACGCATCCATCTTCAGCAGGTTGCGCCCGTAGCGCAGTATGGCTTCCGGGTCTTCCACCAGTTCCGTGGAGGTCTGCCAGCCGTTCTGCGGGTCGGTGTAATTCACCTCCACCGCCGTGTGCCGGTCCTTCAGGGCGCTGAAGCTGTAGCGAAACCCCACGCCGTTATCATCCACCACCACATCGCAGTTGGTGTACGGCCACACCACATCCGACGGGCGGTCCTGAACGAACGTCAGCGTCTGGCCGTTCCATACCGGCATACAGCGCATCGCCGAGCAGAAATCACTGAGCACATCCCATGCCTTACGCTGTTGTGACAGGTACGCATTAAAGGTCATCCGCGGCTCTGTGCCCCCGAAACCATCCGGGACCGTCTGGTCGCAGTACTGCCCGATGGCATACAGCGCCCATTTGTCCACGTCTGCCGCCCCCAGACGTTTTCCCATGCCGTAGCGCGGGTGAGTCAGCATGTCCCACAGGCACCAGGCCGGGTTGTTGCTGTATGCCGGTTTCAGGCTGCCGTCCCAGATGCCGCTGTACGTGCGTTTTTCCGGGTCATAGTTTGACGGTACCTGGATGATGCGACCGCGGATATGGTAGTTCACCGTCATCTGCTGACCGCCAAACTGCTCCGCATCCACCTGCAGCCCCACAATCGCCGTGTTCGGGTAGCACTGTTTCACATCGATGATTTCGGTGTATGACGACCACAGCGTTCTGTTCTGCAGCTGGTCTGTGGTGCTGTCCGCCGTCTCCCTGACCATCCGGATGTTAAAGGGCCGCTCAGGCAGATTCTCCAGAATCACCGACGCCAGGAACTGCGAGGTGGTCTTGCCGTTAATGGTGACATCCTTTTCCGTCATCCATTTACCACCACGCTCAAGCTGAATCAGCAGGCGGACAGACGTCGGGTTACGGTCACCCTTTGAGGTGGTCTCCACCAGTGACTGCACCCCGAAGGTAACCCGCAGGCGGTCAATGTTCGCGGACGTAATGGTGCGCGTCACCGGCTTTGCCTTCGTCACTTCCACGCCCAGTCCGGTTTCAGCTCCGGAGGACTCAAAGCCTTCCGGTGGTGTCTGCTCCTGCTCCCCGGCACGCCAGACCGCAGTCATACCGTGTATCACGGGATTACCGTCCGTGCCCGTCAGCGGGGTTTTGTTCACCAGAATACTCTGCAGGCCTTTCACCGGGCCTTCTATCGGTCCCTCACCAATCGCATCAATCACACTCATCATCTGCGTGGATTTGAGATTATCCTTCGCCTCTCGAGGCGTGTGCGCCCTGCCGCCACCTTTGCCCATTGTCTCACCCTTTACTGTGATAACTGTTACGCACAAAAACAACAGGCATCCCTGAGGATGCCTGTATCATCACTGAATAAAACTTCTGAATATCTTCACATTTTCACAAACTGACTGTGGTGCTAATAATTTCTCTGTGTTAATGTTTTTGTCGTGACATAAGAATAATTCCTTACACTTAATCTTCGTAACGCTCCCGCAGTTCCGCAACTCTGCGGGATTTTTTTATTCTTTTTACCCCTGCCGCCCGATAACCACGACCTTTCCGCCCCCGCCTTCATCACGGGTGCTGATGTCCTGGGATATCCGTCGTGAACCAACCAGCATTTCCCCGTAAGGCACCGGCATCGGGTTCCCCTGGGCAATCATATTGTCCAGTGACGAAAAATACGTGTTCTGTTTACCGTTATCCGTTGCGCGGTAATCCGGTGTTTTTGCCTTCGGTGCCAGCATCTGGGCCACACCACCCAGAATCATACTGGCACCCAGTGAAAACAGCATCGTGGTGGCAGAAAAACCACCGGCACTCAGGGCTGTACCCCATAACGCCATCGAGCCTCCGGCAGTGAAGAAAGAGCCCACGATGGCTGCCGCCCCCAGCACAATCTGCAGTCCACCCTTTCCGGCTCCGGCCAGTCGCGGCACAATATGGATAACCGTTCCCTCACCCAGTTGTTCGTGAAGGCGGGCATACACCACCTCCGGTGCCGTGTCCTCACCGCGAATACGTATCTGGTACCACCCTTCGTTCATCTGACGGCGGAATCCCGGCACCTGTAACGACAGCGCCCGGATGGCTTCCGCTGCCGTGTTCACGTACAGGCTGAGGCGGCGGCCAAATCGTTGTAAATCCCCGTGAAGGCAGATGCGTGCCAGTGGCGGTGACGCCAGACAGAATGCGTTCGTCGTTGCCATTTTTCGGAATACCTCTCCCGTTTACTCAGTTGTTCAGGCAGATGGTGAAGCAGTTCACCGTTGCCGCAGTAAATGGCGGCATGATTGGCCACCGATGCGCCAAAGCAGCACAGCAGGATATCGCCCGCCTGTGCAGAGGACAGGGGCACCCGGTAAAAGCCTGTGACCGCCATATTGTCCAGGTAAAGGTTCTGACCGTTGCGCCACCAGTCATCCTCACGCTCAAAATCCGGCATATCAATTCCCGCCAGATGGTAGGCATCCCGGAACAGCGTGTAACAGTCCGTCACCCCGTGCTCAAAGCGCCGTCCTGTCAGATGTGGCACACAGCGGAATTTATGAAT